GAATGACCAAAATACATACAAATGTACTTCAGTTGATCGATGTGATATTGGGTGCCTTGTCCCGGGGTAGCCCGGGGAAGGGGACTCTCAAAATGAGAAAGAGCGAAAGGACTCACCTAGGTGAGTATCTTCATTTGCTCGGACTCGAGAGGGTCCGGAATACGAGTACTTACGTATTCCCAAGGAAAGGTCCATGGAAGGACGCTCTGTTTTTCAACAGGGCCTATGCCGAAGTTATTTCGGATAGTTGTCCAAAATTCCTTACCTTTCCGATTGAGGATCAATTATGTTTCTTCAATCAAGCTGTAGAATGGCCACAGGAACGGTTTATCAAGTACGCGAAGTACTGTACCGCATATCCAATGGCTAAATTCTTACACAATGATGTACCAGAAAGACCGGAGGGATTCACAGGGAATCCCCTCTTTGCTGGTAAAGTCAAGAGAGTCCTCAAGTCGAGGTTGATCTCAAGAACGAATCGGAACGCTCGTCTCTTCTTTGGAATTCTCCAAGGAGTGAAACGTGCCTGTGCTCCCGTTGGACCTGAATTTATTCAGGCTACAATGGTGAAACACAGAAACGCTCTCTCCTCGGAGCCCAGAGGAGTGGCGCCCGATTCGAGACATCTGGAACTCTACAATCAGTTCTTTAGCAACTTTAAGGTGCCCGTACCGAAGCTTTTCGAAGCTTCTACGGCCGCATCTTTTGATGCAAAGAGATCCGATGGTGGAGCCCGGAGGTTCATCCGGGGACAGCAGGAGGAAGGTCTCATCAAAATGTATGAGTTCCGTCCAGGTGACGTAAGGGAAGTGTGGGGCGTTTGTGCCCCATCCTTCTCTGACGCCGTCCAGCTGGCTAAGAATGGATCGAGGAAAGTGATGGTGAGTGCCGTTTTAGAACCTTTGAAGGTCCGATTGATTACCAAGGGCGATAGTTATCGCTATTGGGTCAGTCGTTTCTATCAAAAGGCTCTTTGGCAACATCTCCAAAAGTTTCCTCAGTTCGTCCTTACAGGACGACCCCTGATGTCTGGAGATCTTATCGATCTTAAGGCTAGAGAGGCTAAACTTGGTCTCCAGTTTCCCAAATGGGTTTCTGGAGATTATAGTTCCGCCACCGACCAACTCGATATCCGCCATACCAAGGCGGCATTCGAGGCCAGTCTCCGATTGAGTCTTTTTGACTACAATTCGGAACTCCGGAATGTACTCCGTTCTGTGCTTTATGAACAGGAGATACATTATCCGAAGATAACTGGTTTGCCTCCAGTCGAACAAGCAACTGGACAACTTATGGGATCGACTTTGTCGTTTCCCATTCTTTGTACAGTTAACTTGATCGGTTACTGGAGAGCAATTGAAAAATATCTGAACAAGGAGCTCGAGGTCCATGAGCTACCTGTTCTGGTCAACGGTGACGATATCCTCTTTCGTGCTGACGATACTCTCTATGAAATGTGGCAGACTGAGGTCAAAGATCTCGGCTTTGAATTATCTCTAGGGAAGAATTACATCCATCGTAGTCTATTCACTGTGAATTCACAGTTGTATAGAGATGGAGATATTCCTACCCATCTGAAATTTTTCAATGCCGGTCTGTTGATCGGACAGTCCAAAATTACAGGCAGACAAAACGCTAAGTTGGCCCCGATTTGGGACTACTACAATGAAGTAGTCCATGGAGCGGTTTCACCGCTCCGGGCACATAGACGGTTCGTACATTACCACCGTAGTGCAATCGAGGAGTTCACCCGCAAGGGACAGTATAACCTGTTCCTTCCGTTTGAGCGAGGAGGTCTTGGATTCAATCCCCCCCAGGGATTGACATACAAGATTACGTCCTTCCAACGAAGGTTTGCGTCGTATCTGGAGTCCAAGTACGTTGAGGACCCAACTGTAATAAACAAGATTGCTCTTGTTTCTGGCAAGAACAAGTCAAGACTTGTACTGTACCACGAGCCACGCATCATTGTGGGACCAAAAGTTGGTCCACAGCTTGAACACGTTGTCCCCATCCAGGAGAAGGAGGTAAATCTTCCTCCCCTCGCACTAGAAGATTCCACCGAAACTCGCCCTGAAATGCGAGTACGTTTGCCACGTGCTCGAACAATCAGGGAGTTCCGGAAAGGAACCTTTAGGCGAATGGGAGGAGCGATTTGCTCCTTTGGATGGAAGGCCTACGAACGGACTGTGGTTCAAGAAGAAGATCTTCGTCTCATAGGAGACGACATCTCCCTGCCTGCGCCCCCAAAGGGGGCCCAGTCAGAATGAACCAGGGTGTCCTACCCTTAAGAATCCAAAACGGTGTATTTCCGTACCAAGGAGGAAGAGATTTCCCTCCGGATGGTCAACAGACTACACGGATTCAGTGTACTCTTGGGTAGGATGTATAGTCGCTCGTAGTTATTCACGAGGCAGACCCTACAATGAATAACAACAAGAAAAGAAACAACAATCAGGCGGGCCGCTCAAAGCGGAACCCGATTAGCTATTCCATGACCGCAGGAACTGCACGTTTCGGCCTTAAAGCCGAACGTGGCGCGGATACTTTTGTGTCTTCCGTCGCTGGATCCGTTGGATTTGACTCAAACGTTTATGAGATCAATCCAGGGATTAGTGATAGAAACCTTGCATTAAGCAAGGAGGCACAAAAGTACGACCAATACCGTTTCAAACGTCTCCGTTTTCGTTACGTGCCATCAGTGGCCGTGACGACAACGGCGGGTTTGATTGGTATAGCTGTAGATCCGAACGCCAATAGTTCTGCACCGGACGAACTTACAAGGTTTAATGCTTATGAGATCCGAAAGATGGGATCCGTCTATGACGAGATCCTACTTGAGGTTCCTCATTCAGCATTATCACTTTGGAAGTGGACCCGGTGTGGACCACTTGGTACCGATTTAATCAACTACGATGTTGGTACCCTTGTGGTTGCTG